AAAGCCAATATGTCTACACAGGCATTTAGGCAAGAATTTGAAGCTACCTTTGAGTCCTTTTCAGGTGGTGTCTTTAAAGAGGAGTGGGTACGTTATGTTGACGATGATGAAGTCTTTGGGGACAAAAGTAAAGAACAAGGCAGCTACGTGTTATCTGTTGATCCTGCGGGGTTTGAGAATGCTGAGAAAGATCGTGGTCTCAAAACCTCTAAGCTTGATGAGACCGCTATATCTGTGGTTAAAATCGTAGGTGACACTTGGTTTGTAAAAGATATATTCCACGGTAGATGGGGTATTAAAGAAACTGCACAGAGGATTCTCGATGCAGCAGAAGACGTTAAAGCCACTACAGTAGGTATTGAGGCAGGAGCATTAAAAAATGCAATCATGCCCTACATGGAAGACTTGATGCGTTCTAAGAACAGATGGATTAACATTACCGATACAAGACACGGAGGCCGTAAGAAGCAGGATCGTATTGTGTGGGCATTACAAGGAAGAATGGAACATGGTAAGATTAAATTTAGGAAAGCGGATTGGAACCATCATTTCGTATCTCAAATGCTGGACTTTCCCAGTTCTCTTTCCCATGATGATCTTTTGGATTCTCTAGCCTATATTGATCAAGTATCAGTAGCTGACTTTACAGCCTCTATAGAGATAGATGATTATGAAGTATTTGATGTTGTATCAGGGTATTAAATTTAAAGGTAACATAAATGGCAAGTGACTCTAAAGACCTCGCATACAACGATCCTCAAGCACCTTTGAGTGCTTGGGTTATTAATCGTGTAGAACAGTGGGAAGATCACAGGGACAGCAACTATGCCGACAAGTGGGATGAATACCACCGTATCTGGCGTGGTATATGGTCCGCTGAGGACAAGACTAGAGGCGCTGAGACTTCACGTTTGATTTCTCCAGCTACACAGCAGGCCATTGAGTCCACTGTAGCGGAGCTTGAGGAGGCTATATTTGGTCAAGATAAGTGGTTTGACCTACGTGATGATATAGCTGACCAAGACCCTACTGACGTTAAGATTATCAGGGTCAATCTACAGGAAGATTTAGAGAGAGCTAAGTGTAAGAATGGTATAGTTGAGTGTCTACTTAACGCAGCTATCTATGGTACAGGTATAGCTAAGATTAGTGTGGACGAAGGTACACAAAAGACCCTTAAAGAGTCCCCTATCCCCGACACTTTGACTGTAGATACAGTAGTTTACGAAGAAGACTTAGTTACAGTTCGCTTAGAGCCTTTAATGCCACAGGAATTCGTCATTGATCCTACTGCAACAACCATTGATGAGGCCTTAGGCGTAGCACAGATCGTAATTAAGCCTAAATACGAGATTATTGACGGTATTAAAGAGGGTATTTACGACGATAAACCCTTAGGATCATACAATAAAGCAGACTTTGGCTTTGATGTAGAGAACGCTAGTGTCTCGACTGATGACGATAAGGTTAAGATCACTGAATATTGGGGAAGAGTACCTAAAAAGTTCCTATCCAATAATGCAAGCTTAGGTGATGACTTTGATTATGATGATGATGAGCTAGTCGAGTCTGTAGTCATCATAGCTAATGATTCTGTGGTCCTACGTGCAGTAGAGAACCCATATCTGATGGGTGATAGACCATTTGTAGCCTTCCAATTAGACCGAGTACCTAAGAAGTTCTGGGGTAGAGGTATTGCTGAGAAAGGCTATAACCCACAGAAGGCTCTAGATGCCGAGCTACGTGCGCGTATTGATACCTTGGCACTCACTACCCACCCTATGATGGGTGTGGACGCTACACGGCTTCCTAGGGGCGTTAAGTTTGAAGTTAAAGCAGGAAAGACTATCCTAACCAACGGTGATCCACGACAGACACTGATGCCACTTAACTTTGGTTCCTTAGCAAACAGCACATTCACTGAAGCATCAGAATTAGAGCGTATGGTACAGATGGGTACTGGAGCAATCGACTCTCAGACTTCAGCAGCCGCTAATCCACGGAACGGGACTGCTTCAGGTATGTCTATGATGCAGGCTGCGTCCATTAAGCGTCAGAAGCGTACGATTATGAACTTCACAGAGAACTTCCTAATACCCTTTATTAAGAAATCTGCATGGCGATACATCCAGTTTGATCCACAACGTTACCCCGCTGGAGACTATAAGTTCATTGCGTACTCAAGCATGGGCATTATGGCTAAAGAGCTAGAGATGACACAGATGATACAACTATTATCTATGACACAACAAGGAACTCCAGCCTTTAATCTTATGTTATTGGGTATCTTTGAGAATAGCTCAATGACTAATCGTGATGAGATGAAGCAAGCCATCATGCAAATGAACCAACCTGATCCTAAGCAACAACAGTTGCAGGAAATGGTTCAACAGTTGGAGCTTATGAAGCTACAGATTGAGATTGAAGAGATGAAGGCTAGTGCCACTCTGGATATGGCTAAGTCAGCTAAGATACAGAATGAAATGCAGGAAGGTCAATCAGAGAAAGTAATCATCAAGACACAGATGGACTTTGCTGAGAAGATGGCTAAGATTGAAAACTTACGTGCCACTGCACAGAATATACAATCAGAGACCATGCGTAATGCCCCTGAAGTAGAACATCTTCAGTCTGAAACTATCCTTAACCTAACTATGGCTAGAGCGAAAGCGCAGGGAAGATGACAAAACCAGCTAAAGGTAAAGCAAAAGTTAAAATTACTTCATCCGGTCAAAAAGTTTCTTATGGACAAGAAGGTCCCGCCGCAAAAGGGGGACGGAGAGTAAAGCCGGGGACATCTAAAGGTAACTCATACTGCGCTAGAAGCTTAGGTATAAAAAAAGGACTATCTAAGAAGAAACAAAATAACCCGAATACACCCAATAACTTATCACGTAAAAGATGGAAGTGTTCAGGAGCTAAATCAAAATGAACGATCAAGAATTTTTAGAACAACGTCTAGACTTATGTAATAACGAAGCTTGGGGCCTCTTCATAGAAGAGCTTACCTCTATGGCACAATCGTTAGAGAACATAAAAAACATAGACGAAGAGAAGACCCTCTTTTTAAACAAAGGGGCGGTAGGTATACTTGATATGATAATAAATCTCAAGGGAACTACCAGACTAGCGTTGGATCAATTAGACCAAGAGGCCTAACTCCAGCATAATTTTAACTCCATAATCTTTATAGACGGAGGATTTGCAATATGAGTAGTGTAGTTGTTGAAGCGGTACAAGAAACCCCAGAGCAAGCGGCAGAGTTTACGGACATTAATGAGGCTCCTGTAGAGGAACAACCCATTGAAGTACAAGAGGAGGCAGAATATGAACTCCCCTCTAAATTTAGCGGTAAGTCCACTAGGGACATTGTTGCCTCATATGAGAACCTAGAGAAAGAACTAGGACGAAAAGGCCAAGAAATAGGCGAGTTGAGGAAACTAACGGACGGTATTCTACAACAACAACTTACCACTAATCAAAGCGGAACAGAAGCGCAATACGAAGAAGAGACAGATTTCTTTGATGATCCTGACGCAGCAGTCAATAAGGCCATTGAAAGTCATCCTCAGTTCCGTGAGTTTAAAGAGCAGCAGGCTTTACAGCAAGCCAAGGCTACAACTCAGCAACTCGAAACAGCGCATCCTGATTACCTTGAGGTCATTGGTGACCCTAAGTTTCAGGAGTGGGTTAAGGATAGTCCTATACGCACACAGCTTTATGTATCGGCCCATAACTATGATCTGAACTCAGCTAACGAACTACTAGGTAATTGGAAAGAACGTTCACTTATTTCTAATACAGCAGTAGCTGAAGCGGGTAAAGAAGCAAAGCGGACCGCAGCACTAAAGAATGGGAAAGGTGTATCAAGGACATCATCTGAATCCACAGCAGGTAAGAAAACCTACCGTAGGGCTGATTTAATCAGACTCCGCACAAACGATCCAGAACGTTATGAGTCACTGCAAGAAGAAATTCTTTCAGCGTATGCAGACGGAAGGGTTAAATAAATTAAACATATAAAGGAAGTTAAATTATGGCATTAGGTACAAATGGACAAGGGATCACAGAAGCGGCGAATTTTATTCCCGAACTATGGTCAGACGAAGTTATTGCAGGATACAAAAAGAACTTAGTACTAGGAAATCTAGTTACAAAGATCAACCACAGCGGTAAAAAAGGTGATACAATTCACATTCCAGCCCCTGTACGTGGTTCTGCAAACGCTAAAGTTGCAGATACCCAAGTGGTTTTGCAGGGTGATACCCACGGTACAGTAAACCTAAGTATCAATAAACACTATGAATATTCGGTAGTCATTGAGGATATTGCTGAAGTACAAGCACTCTCTTCATTACGTCGATTCTACACTGACGATGCTGGGTATGCCCTAGCTACTCAAGTAGATAACGATATATTCGCACTTACTGAAGGTCTACAGGGCGGTACTGTAGGTGGCACTGGAACATCTCTATACGAAAAAGCAGTCATTGGTGGTGACGGTACTACAGACTTTGTTGGTGGTACTTCTAACGCTTCTGACATTACGGACGCTGGTATCCGCGCAATGATCTTGCGTTTGGACAATGCTGATGTTCCGATGAGTGATCGTTGCATGGTTATTCCTCCAATAGCTATGAACGATATGCTTGGCATTAACCGTTTCACTGAACAGCAGTTCATTGGTGATGGAAATGCTATTAAGACAGGTAAAATTGGATCAATCTATGGTGTAGATGTATTTGTATCCAGCAACTGTCCTACAGTCTCTACAACGAACTCTGTCTCTGTACGCATCGGTGTGATGTTACATAAAGACGCTCTAGCTCTTGTAGAGCAAATGGGTGTTCGTTCGCAGACTCAGTACAAGCAAGAATATCTTGGTGATCTTTTCACCTCCGATACCTTGTATGGCGTAGGTGAGTTACGTAACTTATCAGGAATTGCATTTGCAGTCCCAGCAGCCTAACTAGGAGAACTATAGATGCCCGTGTATAACTATGTATGTAAAAAATGCAACAATGCTCAAGAGGAATTTAGGTTCTTGTCTGAGCGGGAAGACATGGGCATTTGTAATGCTTGTGGCGGGGAGACTTCTCAGGGAGTCTCCTCAGCTTCAAACATCCACCTAGATGGTTCTAATCCTGACTTTACTTCAGCACACAGTAAATGGGTAAAGAGACATGAGACCCAAGGTAACGGTATTAGAACTAAAGAATAAAGAAGACTATTGACTTTTTACGTATAATATGGTATACTAAGGAAATAATACAATGATCACCATGCAGGACGCTTTAGAGGATACTTCAG